GGAGGGACGCCATGCAGTTCGACATCAAAAACCGTTTCACTGGCAAGGTTCAGTTCACCGCAGAGATCGACGCGACCGGCGAGGCCAATCATTTGGTCAAAGTTGGCCTCGCTGTTAGGTGGGCCGTCTCCAACGGTGCGGACCTGAGCGGTGCGTACCTGGGCTGTGCGTACCTGGGCTGTGCGGACCTGCGCGGTGTGAACCTGCGCGATGCGTACCTGCGCGATGCGTACCTGAGCGGTGCGTACCTGCGCGGTGCGGACCTGGGCGGTGCGTACCTGCGCGGTGCGGACCTGAGCGGTGCGTACCTGAGCGGCGCGAACCTGAGCGGCGCGTACCTGCGCGGTGCGGACCTGAGCGGTGCGGACCTGGGCTGTGCGTACCTGCGCGGTGTGAACCTGCGCGATGCGAACCTGCGCGATGCGTACCTGATCGACGGAGGCCAGCGCGCGGACGGTCATAGGTTCGTTGGCTGGATTAAAGATGGCGCACTGATGATCCGCGCTGGTTGCCGCAACTTCACCATTGCTGAGGCGCGCGCCCATTGGGGTGACGGATACCGCAGCGGCACTCTAGGCGCGGAGAGCCAACTTATCCTTGACCGCATCGAAGGCACGGCGGCGATTCGCGGGATGCTGTCCGCCGCCGAAGCCGCTGAGTAGGAGGGACAGATGCCCGATACCTACATCAACGACGAATACACATGCTCCCGAGCCTGCGCCGCGTTGAACAAGGCGAAGGAAGCGGAGGCCCTCCTTAATCAGGCCGAGTCCCTGTTCAAGGAAATCAGCGAGGACACAAACGCCGAGCTTCCCGACATCGAGGACGCCATTGTCACGGCATCGGCGCTGACCAACGACATCAACGAGGCAATCGACCTCTGGATACACAACGCCGAAGGGCGTTCGGCAGCGGAGTAACCCACATGTCTGACCTCACCGCCCTTATCGAGAGACTTGAATCCGCTACCGAAGGAAGCCGGGAGTTGGATGCCGATGTTGCGCGCGTGTGCGGCATTGAGTGGTCGCACGACGAAAACGGCAACTACGGGCCATACGACATCATGCCCATGCGGGTTTTCTTCACCCGCTCCATCGACGCCGCCGTATCGCTGGTGCCGGAGGGGTGGGGCTGGTGTTCTGACAGCCTGGACCCTGGCGAGCATTACGCGCAGGCCGGGCCGTTCTTAGGCGAAGGCCACACCCCCGCCCTTGCCCTCACCATCGCCGCCTTGCGGGCCAGGAGTGAAGACGATGGGTAGTGACTTTTGCAACTCGCTTCGGAACGCCGCTTCGTGCAGCAATGACGGGAACCGGCGGGGGCTCGCCCTTGCCGGTGCCGACGAGATCGAATCCCTCCGCACCGACAACAAGGAACTGCGGGAGGCGTTGGAAGCTTTTGTCAACTACGAAGCGAACCCGGATTTCTCCAAGTGGGCCGCTGTCGTCAACAAAGCCCGCGCCACCCTATCCAAGCACAAGGAGTCGGAGTGATGGCCCAAATCATCAACCGCGCCCAGTTGGAAGCCCGCCGGGTTATGAAATACCCGGAGCGCTACAGCGACGAGCAGATCGAACTGGCCTTTCGGGCGATCCGCTCACGGCGGGTTTCTTTCAAGCCCGAGCAACTCGAACAGCCGGAATCGGCTTAGGAGGAAGACATGCCCCAGGAAGTCACCAAAATCGAAGAGCGCGCGGTGGTCACCACACCGATGCAGGTTCTACAGACGCTTGTAGATCGCGGCGCGGACCCTGACACCATTATGAAAATGATGGATGCGCAAGAGCGGTGGGAGGCCAACGAGGCCAAGAAGGCATACACCGCAGCGATGGCCCAGTTTCAGGCGAAATGCCCGACCATCGACAAGACCCGCAGTGGGCACAACACCAAATATGCGGGGTTGGCGGAAACGCTTGAGACTGTGCGGTCCTTGATGACGGAGTGCGGACTCTCTCACTCTTGGAAAACGAACGTTGACCAGGGGTTCATTTCCGTAACGTGCTGCGTCACCCACGCCGCCGGCCATCAGGAATGCACCACCATGACGGCGGGGGCCGACGACAGCGGCAAGAAAAACCCCATTCAGGCCATCGGCTCAACAACCACATACCTTCAGCGTTACACGCTGTTTGCCATTCTCGGCCTTGCGAGCAAGGAGCAGGACGACGACGGCAACGCCTTCGGACGGGACGCCATCACGACCGAGCAGGCGGCTGAATTGGATACGGAGATCGTGCAGACGAAATCCAACCGCGCCGCCTTCTATAACCTGTTCAAGATTTCCGACATTCGGGAACTGCCGAGCAAGGACTACCAACGCGCCAGGGACATGCTCGCCAAGAAGCGCCAGCAAGCGGAGGCCAGCCAATGACCGAACAGATGGAACAAGGCAGCGCTGAGTGGCTGCAAGCCCGGTGTGGAAAGGTGACCGCCTCCAAGGTTGCGGACCTCATCGCCAAGACAAAATCGGGATGGGGTGCCAGCCGGGCGAACTATATGGCCCAGTTGATCGCGGAGCGGCTCACCGGGAACCCTGCGGAGTCCTTCACCAGCACGGCAATGCAGTGGGGCACCGACACCGAGCCCCAGGCACGGGCCGCTTACGAGTTCCTGACGGACGCCACCGTGGCTGAGGTCGGGCTTGTCCCGCACCCCTCCATCGAGGACGCAGCCGCGAGTCCGGACGGCTTGGTGGGCGATGACGGGATGCTTGAGATCAAGTGTCCAAACACGTCAACGCATATTGACACACTGCTAGGCCAGAAAGTCCCGGCCAAATACATGACGCAGATGCAGTGGCAAATGGCCTGCGCCGAGCGCCAGTGGTGCGACTTCGTTTCCTTCGATCCTCGAATGCCGGCGCACTTGCAGATGTTCGTGCAGCGCGTCGAGCGTGATGACGAGCGGATCGCGGAACTTGAAAAAATGGTGACCGAGTTCATTGCCGAACTGGTCGCCAAGATCGAACAGCTTGAACAATTGGAGGCAGCATGAACGTCTATACATTTTCCGGCCACCTGGGCCGCCCCGCCGAGCTTCGCTACACCCAAAGCGGGACCGCCGTTTTGTCCTTCGCCGTCCCGGTCAAGTCGGGATACGGCGACAAGGAAAAGACCACATGGGTTGACTGCGCCATGTTCGGCAAGCGGGCCGAGGGCAAGCTGGTGGACTACCTGAAAAAAGGCACACCTGTTGTTGTTTCCGGCGAGGCGTCCCTTGAGACGTTCGAGAAGCGCGACAAGACGATGGGCGCAAAAATCAGCGTCCGCGTGAATGACGTCACGTTGATGGGCCGCGCCAACGTCGATGAAAGTCAGGAACCGTATCAGGCCGACTCCCAGGGCGGCCAGCCTGCGGGCGAGAATGCTCCCGCCGGAAGCGGCGACCTGGACGACGAGATTCCTTTCTAGTTATGACCAAAGCCCTCTACCGCCGCACACCTACAGGCTTCGCCCCCGCAGACGAAGGGGCGCATAAGTACTGGGCGCGCTTCGCCATCGGGGATCAGGTGATGCTGGACATTCGCCGGCCACGGTCGCTGCCGCAGCACAACCTGTTCTGGGCCTTGGCTCAGATCGCGGCGGACAACAACCCTGGGTGCCTGTCGGGGAAGGACGAGGCGGCGGACTGCATCAAGATGGCCTGCGGACTGACCAAAACCACACACATCAAGTACGAGGGCAAGTGGTACGTCCGAAAGGCCCCTGCGAGCATCGCCTTTGAGAGTATGCCGCAGGATGAATTTAACGAGTTTTTCGAGAAGGCGATTGCTTACGTCTGCGCGGAACTCGTGCCTGGGCTGGACCCGGAAACGCTGGAAATGGAAGTCAGAGCGGCTTGACCCTGGGCATGGTCAGGACGCAGCCGGAAACGCCCGCAGACATGAAAGGCAAGTCTTTGAAACAGTTATATGCGTGGATCAAAACGTTCTGGCGGCGCGCGTCCCGTCGCCGGTTTCGTAAGTCGCTTACGCCTTTCATCGCAAAGCGCGGGGCCTACATGCCCTCGACGGATCGGAGAGTGAGGGCGCAATGAGCTACCTGCTTCTGTACGCCTGGATGCTGTCCGCCTCGGAGCCGCGCATTGAGGTGGTGGCGATATTTGCTGAAATGAAGGCTTGCCGAACGATGGCCTACGAAATGAGCAAGAGCAAGACCGGCGGCGCGTTTAGCTGCGTGGTGGCGCGATGACCGAACGCCGCCCCGCGCTCGATAGGTTGCCCGACTGGCCGCGCATGATGTCGCGCTCCGTCGCCGCTGCCTATTGCGGGGTTTCTCCGAACATGATCGGCAAGGTTTACGGGGTTGAACCTGTGAGGCTGAACGCCCGCCGCGCCCTCTACGACCGCCGCGACTTAGACGCCGCTATTGACCGGAAAAAAGGCTATGCTCCCGAAAATGACAAAATCATGGGAGCGATTAAAAATGCGAGTTCAAATGCCTTACGTTGAAACCACCAAAGCCAAAGGCAAGGTCTACAGGTATTACCGCCGGGACGGTCGGCGGCATGGTCGGCTGAAAGGCGATCCGGGGTCTACGCAATTCCTTGCGGACTATTACCGGATTCACGCGGGCTTTGAGGGCGACGATAACACCGCCATCCCCGGAAGCTTTCACGACGCCGTGACCCAGTACCTTCAAAGCCCGGAATACTTGGGCCTCGCTGAAAGCAGCCGCGCGATTTACCGGCGCTACCTTGACGAAGCCCGCGAAGTCCTTGGCAAGTTCGACATTGAACAGATCAAGAAAACCCATGTTCGGGCGTACCGGGACACCCTGCAAGCAACGCCGGGGCGGGCCACGATCACGGTTAAGGTTATCTCTGCCCTCTACGACTGGGCAGGCGAGGCGCTGGACATTGAAAACAACCCAGCCAAGGGCGTGAAGGGCCTTAAGGGCGGCGAACATCAAGCGTGGCCGGAGGCGGCTATAGATCGGTTTCTTAATGTTGCGCCGGCTGACATCGCGGCGGTGTTCCTTATGGCCCTCTACACCGGCCAGCGGCGCGGTGATGTCTTGTCCCTGCGGTGGGACGCCCTGGAAGGGGGCGGCTTGAACTTCCGCCAGCAAAAGACCGGCGCGGCGGTTTGGGTCCCCATGCACCCCGAGCTTGCGGCCCTGGTATCGAATCTGCCCAAGCGCGGGACGGTCATGCTCACAACAGAGACGGGGCGGGCCTGGTCGGTTCACAATTTCCGGGCGGCATTCAACCGCGCTCGCAAGGAAGCGGGGTGCGATGACCTGGTGTTCCACGGCCTCCGCAAGACCGCTGCGTCCCGCCTTGCCGAGTGCGGATGCTCAACGGAGGAGATTAAGGCCATCACCGGCCATGCATCGGACCAAATGGCCGCATATTACGCGCGCAGCGCCGATCAAAAACGGAAGGCCCGCAACGCGATTGCCAAGCTTGAGAAGGGAACGAAACAGCAATGAATTGCCAAACTGCCAAACTTTCGCCCGGAAACCCGCAGTTTTCTGCGGCTGCCCTTTACCGATTGTTCAACATAAAAAGCCCACTGCCAAAGGGGTTTGGCAATTTCCGGGCGGGGACCGGCCCACGGTTTCCAATGGCCTCAAGCCAGATTGCCAAACTATATGCGACCGAAAGCGAGACTCGCCATGACTGACCTGATTGAACGGCTGCGCCGATGGGGCAACGACAGCGAATTTAAATCCGTCCTTATGGGTGCCGACGAAGACATGCGCCTTGCCGCCGAAGAGATCGAGCGGCTGCGGGCCGAGGTGGCTGCGTTTCTGCGCTGGTGGGACAACCCAAATGATGATGACGACAAAGAAGGCGAGATGTTTGATCGCCTGCGGGCGGTTACGTCCGATTTCGAGACACCGGAGGCGGGATGACGGAGTCGCACCCGAACGCCGGGCCTTGGGCGCATCGGAAGAACCACGGATGGGCCGCGAAATGGGACTATCCGCAGGGCGTCCGGTTCATCGGTAATGACGAAGACGGCTGGCAGTGGGTCGTGCGGGCCGGAAAAACAACCGTCTACGAAAGCCCGTTTTTCGCCTCGCAATTCGGCGCGCGTCACAACTTCATGACGGTGCGCCGAGTAATGGTGGCGGCGTCGATACACGCAGGAGAGCTTGTCGGTGTAGATTTGAGGACAGCGAAATGAAAGTTACACACACACTTAAAATAACGGCGCGATGCCCGGTTGACGACACCCGCGACGTTTACGAATGCGTCGTAACCACGTCTCGATGCATTGAGGTGGAGCGCATACTTGAAATAGCTAAGACTGTGGATGACATGAAGACGTATCAGGAAAACGTCACTCAGTTTATCCGCCACCAGCTAGGAACCGGCGTCAGTGTCACCACGCGCGGTGTCCACTCTGGCGTCGAGACAGAGGTGACGTGTCCGTGATCCACTACCATTGCGCCGATATAAACCCGCACCACCGGCTGACGGAACTGGCCGGACGGCACTTGTTGGTCTCGCATGCCTATCCCAAGCCCATCGTGGTAGCACACCAGATCGGGCAAAGCGTGTTGCTGGACAACGGCGCGTTCAGCGTGTGGCGGGCAGGCCGGACGGCTGATTGGGAAGCCTATTATGAATGGTGCGACCGCTGGCTGGATTGCCCGACCACCTGGGCGATCATTCCCGATGTGATCGATGGTGGCGCGTCGGCCCAGGATGCGTTGTTGGCGCAGTGGCCGCACGGGGCGCGGGGCGCGCCGGTGTGGCACCTAGACGAACCGGTCGACCGCCTGTTGGCGCTGGTCGATGATTGGCCGCGTGTCTGTATCGGTTCCGCCGGTGAATGGCCGGACGTCGGCACCGACAAGTGGCACGCCCGCATGACCAGTGTGTTCAACGCGGTGGCTAGGCGCAGTGCGCGCATGCCCTGGCTGCACGGGCTACGCATGCAGGGCGTCGGCCACCTGTATCCGTTCGGCAGCGTCGATAGCGCCGACATCGCGCGGAACAACAACCGCCCGCGCAACACCATTCCCGGCATGGCGGCCCGCTGGGACGCGTCGCAACCGCGCTTCCGGTGGGTGCTGGCGGCGGAACAACAGGAGCTGATTGCATGACAGCATCCGATACCGATCCGGTAGGGGCGGTGCCCCCGGAAACCTCCGTCTCCGAAAAGGCCGAATAGCCATGTCCGATAGACCGCACCTTTCCGAGACGTTGCGTCCGAAACCCGAGTCCGAAACTGTCTCGCGCTCGTGTGGAGGATCGGACGGGCAAACAGTCACCTACGTGATGCCGGATTGGTGGCTTCGTAACAACGAACGGTCGCCTTGGTTCCATGTAACGTGGAACGGTGCGGCCACCAGATAAAAGAGGTTCAACGGACATGACTTATCTGCATGATTGGAAGCCGACGAAACCGGAAGCGCCAGACTACAAATGCCGCAAGTGCGGATCGGACAATATCTGGTATCGAACTTGGGAGAGTTCGTGCGGCGGGTATGAGGACACCCATTATCGCTGTCGCGGCTGTGATCGGCGATGGTGGTTTGAGAGCGCGGACGCCTGAACTATTTGGAGGGTATGACATGCGCATTTTAAGAAAACCCGACTTCCTGAAACTGCCAGAAGGCGTCGCGTACTGCCGGGGCAAGAAATGGTTCTTCGGCGGCTTGGCGTTTAAGGGCGAAACGGTCTCCGACGTGGATTGGTACGAGTTGGAGTTTAATTGGGTCGATGGCCATGACCTCGGCGAGTGCTTTGAGCGAATGGACGCCATGTTGACAGACGGCGTGAGATTCCCAATGCAGGACTCGATTTGCCGAAACGGCCTCTACGAAGATGACGACCTGTTCCTTGTCTTCGATGAAGATGACCTGTTGAAACTGCGCGGCTGGATTGACGACGCTATCCGGCTGTCTCGCAATTGAGGGATTTTCAAAATGGTCTATGCCGACATACACGCCAAATGGGCAGAGGAAGAAGAGAAAAGTGATGCATTAGCGAAAGAGATTGCCGACCGAGCGCTTAAAGACCGTGACCACGCCATGACGACAAAGGGCATTCTCATGGCGGCGAATATGGTCGAAAGCATTAAGGACATGCCGCAATCAAACACCACAGAGATTGCTCGCCGTTTGCGGGCGTCCGTGAACCAATAACGAGCGAATGGGCGGCTAGGTGTTAATTTTAGGGGTTGACAGTTAGAAT